TTTCTTCGCTTCTGTTCCTTACTGAGAAAACTCGTAATGTATCCTAACTACTATCAAAGTGTGTTTCACAGTCTAACCCAGTCTGGTGTTGCATACTCCGGTGGTGAGATTTTGAGCAGTTGCTGGACTCTATTGGACCCCATACCAGTAGTGTTCGATATGGTAATGCCCTACGTTTCTATGTTGTTCTTCGGCTGCATAATCTTTGTGATTCTTTATCAGGCTGTCAGAATCTACAACCACCACCTGAGTGTTGTGGCTGATGATCTGATCCCCTGGTGGGTCACATACTTCACTGAGATGTGTTCTACACGTTTTAGTGATGATTTGCGTCGTCGCTTCCGAGACGTAGCCATTAAGAACCGTAAGGGATTTGCTAATACCCATTCCCACGCTGATGCTGCCGCTGATCGTGCAGTTTGTGACTCGGCCATTAACGCCGTTCTCACCGCGTCGGGTTATACGATTTATTCTGTCTCCTGCTCCGGAGCTGATGATCGCCGCAACATCCTAGGTTCCCGTGTTTTCTACACGGCCAAGGACACTACGAATCCAGCACGCTATGACCAGTTGCCTAATAACGCAGCTCTTAAGCTGATCGATGTTGACTACTATGTCAACATGCCGTGTCTAATGCGTCATGCGCGCCCAATTGTGATGTACACTTTTGCGCCGTGTGAAGTAGCAGGCTCCGCTGTTGACTGTGTGTACACAATCGATGCACAAGATCATCTGGTTATGCGTGTGCTTGGAGGAGCTGAGTACCGCCACATGTTGTGGGACTATTCCAGTGACACTGTTATGGCCCGCTACTGGTGGGGTGCTGTTGTTTATTCAATCGAGACAATAACCTACCCAATGGATATGACCCGTCGAATCGTTGGTCTTTTTCCCCGAAATATTGTTTGGGGACCATTGGGTTGGTTACTGCCCTACCGCCCTTTACAACGACGGGCGTTTCAGGTCGGCCGATGGATAACTTCACGTTTTATCAAGACAGATGGGGCTGCCACGGAGGAATTTATTAGCGTTACCCTCCCTGGCTTGACCTATTGTGCCACACTTCCAGCCGTGTTAGCGCATACTCTGCTTGGTAAATTAACGCGTAGTAAGGTTAATGCCCCTCTTGCAACCATGGAGGGTGTCATCCGAGCTATGATGGAATCGAAACGCTATCCTTGGTGGTCTGCACATTGCCACAGTCAAGAACTTACTGTGATGTTGGCAGATGCCATGGAGTCTGAGCCTCGTTTGTTTGGCACAGCTATTTATCCGCTGTGCACATTACCGGCGCCTGCCCCACACTCCTATACCGTGATTGATAATGACCGATTGTTAGATGAAACAAAAGTCACGGTTAGGGGTGTTTGGGAGGGTGTTGAGAGTCTAAGCCCGAGTGCGGTTTGCCCAACCAGTTGCGAAGCTAATGATCGTGCTTGCATTGCTGGGCGCGTTGTGGCACCTAAGAACATTGTTGTGCCACCACCACACTATCAGGGTTACGTTCAAGAGTTCCTGGAGTTGTTGGTACCCGACTGTCATTTGTCTGTACCAACTACCCCGGATGAAGTTTACGATCGTCAGGCGCGCCCTATCCAGCGGGCTAAGTTGGATCAAGTTAAGAACTGGCTTTTCTCGGCTAAAGCTTTTGTTGTTACCTCTTTCCAAAAGAGAGAGGCTTACGGCAAAGTTACACATCCACGCAATATCTCAACAGTCAATACTGACTTCAAATTGAGATATAGTGAGTACATTTATGTACTAGCCGAGACGGTTTTGAAGAAGGCTGATTGGTATGCTTTTTCTAAGACACCATTGGAAATTGCGGTGGCAGTCAATCGTGTTGCGGTCCGAGCTAAGCATGTTATTCCTACGGATTTTTCGAAGTTTGATGGGTCACACTCGGCTTGGATGCGACAGTTTGAATTGGATGTATTGAAGAGGGTCTTTGCCACTGAATACCATAGTGAGGTCGTTGACCTCCACCAATCGCAGCTCCGAGCGGTTGGCTTCACGCATTTTGGTGTGAAGTACGATGCGGGGTACGGTAGATTGTCAGGCTCGCCAGACACTAGTCCGTTTAATACCATCAATAACGCGCTTGTAGCCTATATTGCTATACGGCAGCGAGTGGCAGATCCAGCTAAGGCCTTTTCGAAGCTGGGTCTCTACGGTGGAGATGATGGTATTACGGCGGATGTTGAGCCAGGTGTGTATTTGGCTGTAGCATCTAAGATCGGTCTCAAGATGACCATTGAGACTGTGAAGCCTGGACAGTCTATACCGTTTTTGAGTCGCCTCTTTCCAGAGGCGTGGGTTGAAGGGGGTTTGGGTAGTTACACTGAGGTGAGCCGTCAGGTTCAGAAATTGCATCTGACCTTGGCTCCACCTGAGGTTCCAGCTGATGTCGTGTTGTACCGTAAAGCGGCGGGTTATTTGCTTACTGATCCTGTGACCCCAGTCTTAAGTGATTGGGCGAGGGCGGTCGTGAGGCTGGTTGATCCAGCAGCATGTGGCAAGTACCAGCAGCAGGTGCAATGTGATGTTCGTTGGTTTGAACAGTATGATCGTTCAGATAACTTTCCTCCCCCTGTGGATTTGGATGGAGCACGTTGTGACATCGCTTTGGCCTTGAAAGCCGATGAGAGTGCTCTATCAGCAGCGGTGTTGCGCTTTGAGGAAGCCACTGACATTATGCAGCTTTTCTTTCCGGTCTTTAGTAAGCCGGTGAAAGTTGAGGTCAGGGCGATCTTGGGTGATGACATTGTTGTGCCGGATGTGTCCCCTGCTGTTGCAGGCAAACTCCCCAGCGTGGGTCCCGTTGGGGTGTTGCACCATCATAAGAGAGTCCGCCATCGCGCATTGGCTAGCACTTCCACCAATAGTGTGTGACCTCTGTAGCGTTGGGT